GTTGGTCTTGCGTACATGGCAAACTGTGTAAAAGAAGTCTCATTGCCGTAACTTAATTTCCAAAAACCAACAGCATCAGGTTGTTTGTTAAATGTTATTCCGCTCATTTCTCTTGTGCCTTTCCATCAATGTATTTATCTAATGCTTCGCCACTTGGTATACCTTCAGCAAGATAGGTTTCTCTACCAGCCGCAAACTCTGTTCTAAGCCACTGATATCTAATTGCATCTAGTTCTATGCGTTTTTCAATGGCATCCTTCATCAAAGTATTTAACGATTTCAACGCTTCTATTTCAGCTTGTTGCTGGCGTAGCATGGTGGCTGCTTGCTCGTTTGTCCAAATAGCAGTGTCATGGTCTTCAGGTGTGCATTTGCCCCAAGATACTAAATTGTTTTGTAGCAATTTATCAGCTAATTCATTTGCGTTCATCCCATGTACCCCCAAATGACTTCTAACGCAATCATAAGCAGCCCACCCATCAGGCAGGTCAGCAAAACAACGCAGCAAATTTTAAGTGTCGCTAGTAACATATTAGTCCTCTGGTGTAATGTACATTTCAACCGGTTTACCTGCCAACGCAAACTGCGCGTACTGCCACGCTGTATCGCGGACCTCAGCAGGGGTTGCGCCTCTTGCCACTAAGCCCATCGTGGCCGCTGCTGCAAATGTAAAAAGTTGTTCTTCATTTGTCATTAAAATATTTCCTTTTCAAAATTAGATATTGAGTCTACATAAGCCTGCGCTTTTTTCTTGAGCTTGACGCCCATAAATAAATGCGTGGTCTCACCTAGGTCTCGCTTACGATAGCTAGTGACGCCCTTGTCCTGCGTGGTGGCTTGGAACCTGCGCTTAAATGACATGTCAGTGCCTGGGTGAATGTTCTTCTTAATCGCCCAATGCTTATAGCACATAAACAATTCATCCTTGTCCACCTTACCAAAACTGTCAAACTCTATCACGTCCTCGATAAAGCTCTCCAGTGGGTTAGACAGCTTTGCCATCTCCTCCAATGTCTCCACGCTAGACTTAGGCTGGATAAACCTGCCACCAGCACGTGCCTTACGATTGGCGTGACCCACAATTGCCCAGTTAAAGATCCCTGCCAATTCTGCGATCAGCTTCTCTGCTAGGTTCTCGTCTTCCTTGCCATAAAAACTGTGCGTCATGTTGAGCACCAGCATACGCCCAACCAGCGCATTACTGTTCTCGGCGAGGTGTAGCATCTCGTTTGAGTAAGTAATGATGCGTGTCGGCAAGTATCCCGACCATGACTCCTTGTTCTTACGATTTACTGTGACAGTATCAGCGCCAACAATACGAAGTAGCTGAGACACCACACCAGCGGAGTTCTGAGGTGTGACCCGTGCGTCAGTAAATGACGCCAGCTGTTTGCCAAGCCATGGTTGCAGTCCAAAGGTGTCACATAGCTCGCCCATCTGAGGTGATATAACGTTGTCCTGACCCAGTAGCTCAGTGAGTACCTTGTTAATGGTGCCCTTGCCACTACGGCGTGGTCCGATAATGTTTAAAAACTTCTGCTGCTTTGTGTCCCCCGACAGAATGTATCCGAAGTACTCCTGCAATAGTTGCTTAGACTCCTCGTCATCGGGCCAGACGTCATCTAAAAACTTTAGCCACTGTGGGCACGTCGCCTGTGGGTTGTACTCAAACGGCAACGAGTTGTAGCTAAAGAATCCCAAGTTATGCGGAAACAAGATAGACTCGTCCATCTGAAACAGCCCGTTGCGCATACTCACCAGCTTGTGCGCCGGTGGGTTACTGGTCTCGTACCCGTCCAGCCATACTGGTGGCTTGGCGTTGGGGTTATTGGCTAAGTGCGAATGAGACTTAATCGCATCTAGGCAGGCGTTCACTAGGGTCGGATTGGCGTTGAGGGGCGTGATGTTGCCCTTCTTGTCCTGCCTCATGCACTTGTCAAGGAAGCGATACACCTGAGAGCGGATCGTTGCCTCCTCAATGAATGTGTAGTGCGTCCCAGTGTACATAAAAAACTCCTGCGCATAGTGCACCAGCTTATAGCCACCCTCGATGGCGTACATAGAATTTAAAAACTGACGGGCGTGCTCCAGTGGATTAGCGGGATCTAGTACGATCTCCCCGCGTGCTAATGCCACCTGTAACTTTTTTTGGTTCACCTTAAAGATCAATGAGCGCAGTGTGATGCCTTGCCCCCTAAAGCTATTCCACTTGTTAGTGCATGAGTTGATGCCTGAGCCAGTGTACTTGTTTGACTCAGCGCTCCAGCGCTCCCATGCCTCCAATGCCTCGACGTCGCCACCAAACTGGTGGTGTAGCGCCATGCCGACGTTCTTCCAGTCGTCGTATCCCATGTCGGGTGATAGCTCGGCTAGGATCTCGTTCTCTACACGTAGCAGGTCCCACCCTTCGGCTGGTGCTGTGTAGTTTGCAAAGTCGTCCTCCGAGCGGTTCACTGTGCGTGCTGGTACGTGTGAGCTCAGGTCCTGCTCTTCTACTGGCACGTCGCCCTTGATATGGTGACCCGTGATGGTGAAGTAGCGTGACTTAGCGTAGACCTCCAGCCCGATGTCGTGGTCGACGTGCGCTGAGTGCAGGTCGGCACGGGTAAATATCTTGATGCCAGTCCCCGATGGTGATACCTCGGCGTAGCCGTCCACGTTGCTCAGTATGCCCTGCGCTAGTTTGTTAAGAGCACCTGTCGCAGGATCACGGCAATCGTCAATGTCAATGCCAATGAGGTTATCATCCCCAGTAAAAACGAATCCAATGCCATCATAATTACCATTCTCGTATGCCTTCTGTGCGGTTAAAAAGTCTGTCCATGTCGCTGGGTTAGTAGATGATGCCGACTTACCCGTCGGCTGGACTGGCAGCTTGGACCACTTCTGTGTCTCGCCGTCGCCCACGAGCGTGTACTTCCACAGGCAAAACCGTGGAATCATCTTTAAATCTAGCGGAATAGCACCGAAGTCTACCTGCAGTGCTGGTGGTTTCTGTAACATATTTCTCCTTTTTCCTTATCGTAACTAATACGCAAATTCAAGTTTCCAAATTTCACAATGTGAAATATTAAGTTAGTGACCACTAACCATTCCCTGTCACGTGACAGTCTTGTGGCAGTCTTCGTGACAGGGAACAAAACGTCAAAACAGGGCAAAAACAGGCAAAACCTACTAGATGTAGTGTTTTTTAGAGCTTGACCTACTAGCGTGGCACACTAGGCAGTCTTCTTTTCATATTATTATTATTATTTTAAAATAAAAAATAAAAAATATAAATTAAGAAAGAGTTGCGATAAAGACTGCCTAGTGTGCCACGGAGCGTGTAAGTCTTTGATTCTATTGGAAAAGCATAAAATCAAAGACTGCCACGAGACTGCCAATTTGACAGCAATGGCTGTCAAACCCTAATAACAGGTGATGTACCTTCCGTCCATAATGCACACTGTCTGACCACCATCGGGCTGGTTGACGATGACTGGGGTGGTGCCTGCCAGCGCATTGTAGATGTGAAAGCCAAAGTACAGGACCATCACGATAAGTATCCACTTAACGTACCTGTCCCAGCGTGCCTCCTGCAAACTATCATTTAAAAACCTTGACCGCTCTTGCTTGCCGTAGTCCATTTCAATTCCCCTCTTTTTCATTTGTCCACCTCGTACCCTTGTGATTGTTCTAGGTGCTTGTATGCCCACTCCCTAAATGCCACACGCTTCTCACTGGTCTGCTCGTCGTGCGGATCCCAAAGTATCTGCATCACAAACTCACCCGTCCCGTCCTGCACCTCGATGTGTGTCAGGTTTCCCTCATTATCGTACACGTCCATTGGTATTACTCTCATACTAAATCTCCTTTACCTTAGGTTGTTTTTCACGCCAGTTGTCCGAGTCGCCGTAGTCTCCGCGGATCATGCTCATACGTTCTTCCTTACGAAACTCAGGCTCAATTGCCCACCATGCCAGGCTTGCCTCCTTGTACTCTATCCAGTCGTCGTTTTGCTCAAAGAGCTGGTGGTTTAGTCCAGTCACGTCGACACTGCACAGTACGTCGGTTGTCGGTTGCCACTGCTTGCTATACTTGCGGTACTGCCCCAGTGATGCATTGTTACGAGCCCTAATAAATCGTTGGTATGCCCGTACCTGCTCGGGTGTAAATTGTGTCATTTAATTTCCTTTATTTTTACATGCGGTTCACAGGTACACTCTTTTCCGTGAAGTCTAGGACAATCAGGATCATGTGATATTTGTATGTCAAGTAGTTTAGGTGCGCCTTTAGGTAATCCCTTGTATATTGCTTCGTAAATTTCTTGGTCAGTCATCGTGGTCTTCCTCTAGTTTGTCTAAGTTAAGAGCGTCTAGGCTCGTCGGTTCTTGTAGCATATAAAACTTTAATTGATTGATGCGCTTAGGTGTCTTGTCTAATAGGGTTGATAGCTCCTGTAGTGTTGGTATGCGTCCTAGTGTCTGAGTCAGTGCACGCTCGGTGTACGTCATCTTGCGTATCTCCTCACGTACCTTGATCGGTATACGTACTAGATTCTCGGTGTCGTCCTGACCACGCTCCACGCCACGCAAAATGAAACGCTTGGCGTAGGTGGCAAACTTTGCCCCATTGGTTGGGCTCCACTGCCGTGCTGCTTTCAATAGCGCCTCGTTGCCCATGCCAATCAGGTCCTCTTGTGGCGTGCGTGAATGGTTCCACGCCGTGAGCTTGCGCACTGTGAAGACCACAAAGCGCAGGTTGTGCGTGACCAGCTTGTCCAGTGCCTCGGTATCACCCTGTTGTATGCGCTTAGCCAGCTCATACTCTTGAGCACTGTCTAGCACGGGTATGCCATACAGTGACTGCAAGTAGTCAGTTAGAAAGTCGTTTCTGCTCATCGTTTGTCCCTGTGAATGTATCGTACTGTATGAGAGAACAGAATTACCCACTCCTCAATGGCAATTAAAAATATGCCCAGCACAAACCAGCTTACGTTAGAAAATGTGACCTCTGTCTGAAAACCATACAGCGCCAAGAAAATTAAAAACCCTCCGACTATCTTCAAAATAATGCCTCCTTCAATGTTAGTAGTGCTACTTGGTATAGATTGACCTTAGGCTGGCGTGGTAGTGCCTCTAAGCGCATGCCAGCTGTTAGGTAGGGGGTAGCCTCCACCTTGCTGGCAAACTTCCTGCAGGCACCACCAAACTCGTCAATCAGGATAAAGCGATAGTTACTCATTTAATAAATGCCTCCTTCTTGAGTTGCTCGCTGAGCTTGTGCTCAAGAAACATTACCACGTCCCACTCACCATCGTCACGCCCTTTGGAGCGTTCCATGTTGGTGAGCTTGTCGCCGTACCAATACAACGCACGCTTAATGGCTAAGAATTCCTCAGCATCAAGGCTTAGCTCAAATCGGTTGGTGTTGGTCTTCATTATGCCTCCAATGGCTTGACTACTACCGCCTTGATGTGCTGGATCTGTGTCACCTGTGCCACAAACTGTGCGTCCGCAAACTTACGAACCAGTGGTCCGCTAATGTTCTCTCGGTCGTACTCCTGCACCTCGGCAAAGAATGACTCGCCTTGGTAGTTGCCTACGCCACGGGCGATGAGCTCTGCCTTGAGCTTTGCCTTTATGGTCTCTAGCTCAGCGATCTGCTGGTTGATGATGCCGTACTGGTCAATGATGTTATTCATTTTATTGGTCCTCGCTTATATCAAAGTTAAACAGCTTGTTACATTCTATACACCGCTCAGTATACACCACGCCATTGTCGGATACTGGCATAGTGCGTGCCCCATCATAAGGGCAGGTGAATGGTTGATCGTCGTCTGCAATAAAGGTAAGTATCTCACTCATAATGCCTCCTGTTTAGCGTTAAATGCGTCGTTCATTGCCTTAACCTCTGCCTCATGCTGGTGACGTGGCATCTTTACCGCCATCATCCATCCAGCCTTGTCGGGGTTTGCCACCCATACCTCGATGATGTCATTGGGTGACTTTACTGGCTCGTCAAAGTGCACGTAGCCAGCGACGTCGGGCGTTGACTCATTGCGCCATGTACGGCTAATTGTGCGTGCCTCGTCACGGGCACGGCAGACTGAATTAAGTGATCTCATTTTATTCTCCTGTGAAATTTAAGTCTCGATTATAGTAACGTATTAAAAATAAGTCAATGGCATCCATTACGCCTCCCATACTGATAGTTGTGCAGGGTTCTGCCACTCTGCAAATAGCCCGTACTGGCGCAGTGTCTTACAAATAATTGGGTTGACGCCAAACTCCCAGTCAGGAATGCGGTAGCCGTCGTGGTAGTTGCACCACTGGTGACTGCCAGACTCCTCGGCGCTGATCCAAAAGTTGTCCTCGTCGGTGCGGTACTCACGCACTGGCACGCCCAGCTTTTTGAGTGCGTTAAATGCGTTGCGATATGCTCTTTTCATAATGCCTCCTTATGTATTCCAAAGATTTAATAGTTCACGATGAGCCTGCTTGCGAATAGCGTTGAGCTCGATGGCAATACTATCCCCACCAATCTCTTTAATCCAGCCGTAGCCATACCATTGCTCGTCCCGAGGATCAAAGTACACGTCAATGCAGTTCTCACCCCAGTGAAGCTCGAATGCCTTGCCACCCTGCTTTAAATACTCTGCCAAGGTGCGCATGATGACGGCACGGCTTGGCTTACGTTTTTCATAATTGATTGTGATGATGTCGAATGTTGTGCTCATTGGTTGTGCTCCGCCTCGTGCATTAACAGGGCTTGTTCGATGTCCTGATCGTTGTAAAAGTCAATCTGATTCATTGCGTCCTGCAAGGTCTCATGGTAGGTGCCGTTGCCCTTGCGGATTACACAATACTGCCCACTTGGTTTAAGATCAATAGTGTACCGATCAAATTCGGTGTAAATATCTGCTGTGAATGATTCAATCATTTGCATACTCCAGTTCGTAGTTAATTACAACAAAGTCCTCAATACCCTCAGTCATGTATGACTTGAGTGCGTGCTCGCCGTCACAGTAAAAGAAAACACACTCGTCAGGAACGCCGTAGCTGTCATTGCCGTAGTCTTCGGTATCCTCGTCAAAGTCGGGCGCATCTGAAAATGAAAAGTAGTAGCCATCTACTACTTCATTGTCTCCCAGCCACTTGATCGTGGCAGTTGCACCGATGGGTTGCTTGTCAACGCCGTAACGGCGCTCGAGCTCGTCGAGTACTTCTGATAGTGGTAGTTGTTTGTCAGTCATAATGCCTCCGATTGTTTATCAATAAATGCTTGCGCCAGTGCAATCTTTTCTTTTACCCCGTACAGCTCCTCGTACTCCTCATCAGGGTACAGGTCATAGATCAGCCCCAATAACATGTCAATTATTTGTCTTGTGTCGTTCATAATGCCTCCTATTATACGTCGTATTCGTGATGAATGCAAAGCACTGCCTGCCAGTCATTCAGTTTATCAATAAACAGTGAGTAACGCTTACAAAAATACCCGCCAGCCTCTTGCTGGGTTTCGTAGCGCCACTTCTCCCAAAACAACTGGTCGATTTGCTCGGCGGTGATTGGTGCGTAGTCATCTGACTTTACCGCAATGTACTCGTCGTTGCCGTCAATGCCGTGTGACAGCCCACCGACTTGGGTGAGTGTCAGGTTGTCATATTTGAATGTGCTCATGGTAGCTCCTATGTTGGTCTCATCAGTACACGCTTAACGTGTAGACCATGTCACCATGGTTTCGACCTATATTACTTACCCCAAGCCCACAAGTAATCAGAATAGTTTTGCTTAGCAATTTTAAGGCACTCTGCTTTACTACCCCAAATTGCTGTGTACCACACACCACAAGTGCCTTGTGATGTTTTGTGGAATATGTTTAGCGTTGTCATGTTGTATCTCCTGTTGGTTAGTATTGCCTCGAGCTCACTATTTGTAATGAGCTCTGAGCATTACTATCAGTAGCGCAGTATGTTGCTGAGTTAAGTGGATATGCTAGTCCACACTCTTAGCCAAGACTATTCGGTTTGCTTGTTTGGATAGCTAACTACCCGTTGCGAGGCGAACCCCGTTTCCTGCTTACCTACTTGGTAACTCAGCAACATACTGCGCTACTTGCCCACTGTTGCGACAGCCTACGCCGTGGGTACTTCTTTAGCTCCCCTTGCCACTGTCTAGGCTGGGAGCACAGGCACCTATGCACCTGATCTGCCACACGTTTTAGCAGGCTGGTACTTAGTCACCTGCCACCTGATAACGCTGGTGAGACGGCTGGTCGGCTAGTGGGCTCTTCGGCTGGTTACTGCATGACACGCTGATCTGTGGCACCGCTCCCAACACACCTGACTGCTTTGCAACATGGTTAGTATAATGACCTTTAGATTTAATTGCAACATCTATACATCTATTTAATACCTGACTAGACTGTGGGGTTATGTGGTAAATAGTGGGATCGCTGGCGTTGTGCTTAGATGCAACACCTCGCCACACCTCCACCCTAGCCCTCGCACGCCCGTAGCCTCACAGCCCACGCAGTATATCATAGACTAGAGATCAGGCACCACTCCTCACTACCCCCTCAGCTCAGTGGCAAACAGCGTGGCGACCCCTTCTCGCCCTAACAACCATGCTGCACTGCACCATATTGCTAACGCTCCACTCTGTCCCCATTACCATGTTGCACCGCATCATCATGCACCACATTGGTGCACGTAGCAAGGTGGCGTACTAGGGTGAGCTGGGCGCGGAGCCTAGGTGGCTATCAGGTAGCGTACCGCATAGTGAGATAGCGTTCCGCATTATGAAATGCGGGTCCCTTTTCAATATGTCGATGCCCCATTTTGCGGACCGGGGGGGGCCGGGCCGGTGGCCCCATGCCAAACCCTAAGTTTGTATAATTCCCCAGTTCTATATAACCAAAAGGCATATAGTTTTATAATTTTTTATAATTTTTAGTTATATTAGGGTTTACCCTATTAGGGTTTACCCTTACGTTTTTAGCCTTCCCTGTCAAATTGGCAGTCTCGTGGCAGTCTTCGTGGCAGTCTTCTAAGGGTCCCTTCCTTTTAAAATCAACAACTTACGTGTGTCGTGGCACACTAGGCAGTCTTCTTTTCATTTTATTTTTTTTTAAATAAAAAAGTAAATTGATGAGGAGCCCTTGACTTGGAATAAAGACTGCCAAGACTGCCAACCCTGTCAAACAAAACTTTTAGTTATATAAAAATCATTTTATATAACATTTAGTTATATAGGCCTAAACGCTTGTTTTTGCGTATTAGTAGGAGTATGAACAAATACGTTTATCAAATTCAAGGCGCATTGGAAAATCCGCCAGGCAAGCTAAGAGGCTTGCGGATACTGGTATGCGACTTGTACAACTTTGACCAGGCAGACGTGCCCATTGAGATACTTGACCGCGAGACAAGAAAGTTTTTAGAGTTTCGTTTAATGCTATCTGATGACGCGCTTGTTATACAAAACCTACCAGTCAAAGTCCAGAACAACATACGCACCCCCTTGGGAAAATGGTTAGACCGTTGGGTCTTAGATAATTTTTATGGCGATATTAGCAACAGAACGGGTTCTTACCCTTGACTACTGGAAGTTTGCATACGACCTTGTAAAAGGCGACGTAGTGTTTGACCGCCTTGGCCGTCCTACAACTATCAAACTAATCCAGCAATACCGAGCACAGAGGTGCTTTGAGGTCCAGCTTATTGATGGACTGACGATTGCTGGCGACGAAAACCTTAAGCTCCCCCTAGAAAACAAAAAGTATAGGGACAGAGCCAACCTTCACATGGGCAAGCACAAGTTTCGACGCCCGCTTAGCATCACACCTATCTGTGAACTAGCCAACGGACCTCTAACAAAGGACCGAAATAGGTTTGAGTACTCCATACCCACGGCAGGTGCAATACAATTCCCCCACAAAGACCTACCAGTTCCCCCATTTGTCTTTGGATTTTGGTTTTTTAACCACCGAAAAAACCAAATGCTCACGCCACCTCCTGGCACTGAGGACATCATCCACGAAAAATTCAAAGACGCAGGCTATCTTATCACTGAAAAGTGGAAAAGACCCGGCAACTTAACCACGTTTATTACCAAACCAACAATTCGTTCCCACCTTTTACCTGATATACCCACCAGCATCCCCAATAATTACCTGCTTTCCTCCGCGACTCAACGGTTAGAGCTTCTGAGTGGGATTATGTACTCAAAATCAAATCGTTATAACCAAAAACATGATAGATTTAGGATAACATCTAAAAACAAACTGTTAATGAAGCAGGTTCAGTACCTTGCCGAGTCTCTTGGATGTAGGACAAACCTATCCTACCGTGAAGACTTCAAGGAGTACACACTTTTTATCAAGACCAAACTCAAACTACTAGAATCTCAGACACCAAAACCAATTAAAGTACGCCAAGCCACCCGTTTAATCACGGACGTCTATGAGATTCAGTCACAGGGTTGCGTCCACATTGAGACAGACGGACCAGACGGCACGTTTCTCGTAGGAGAAGGGTTTATTGCATGCCATTAACACCAAGCCAAGAAGCTGAACTAACTAAATTTGCTGCAGCACGGCAGCATTGGCCTCAACCAGAGCTAGAAGCGGCCTTATGGCGTATTAAGTGGTCACTACAGGCGCTACCACATCAAAAAGAACCAGACGACGGAGAATATGACACGTTTCTTATGCTTGCCGGACGAGGATCTGGTAAAACGCACACTGCCAGCCATTGGATTGGTATTAGGGCTTGGGTACATGACAATACAAGATGGTTGGTCACAGCCCCTACCTCAAGTGATATACGCGCAACTTGTTTTGAAGGAGACTCCGGACTTCTCAATATCATTCCCCGTTCACTTATACGCGACTACAACACGTCCCTCTTTGAAATTACCCTTATCAATGGATCCATCATTCAAGGCATTCCAGCCTCAGAGCCAGAACGCTACCGTGGTAAGCAATACCATGGCGCCTGGTTCGACGAGCTGTGTGCGTTTGATTACCTCGACGAGGCCTACGACGGAGTACAGTTTACCCTCCGTCTTAAAGACCCCCGCCTCCCTCGAGTGCAGCAGATTATTACCACCACACCAAAGCCAAGGGAGACCATAGTAGACCTAGCCGAAGGAAAAATTGGTGGTGACGTCTACATGGTTAACGCCTCATCCTATGATAACCGTGAAAATCTTTCTGAGACATTTTTTAAGCAGCTTGAGACGTATGACGGCACTGACATGGGCCGACAAGAGATTTATGGTGAGATCCTTGACCCAGAGTCTACAGGTATTATCAAACGCAAACAATTTAAAATGTGGCCAGCTAACAAGCCAACCCCTACACTAGAGTACGTACTTGCATCTTATGACCCAGCAACCAGTGAAAAAACAATCAATGACCCAACTGCATGTGAAGTGTGGGGTGTGTTCCAGGAGCTGGACGGTGGCATGTGCGCCATGCTGCTTGACGCATGGGATGAACACTTATCATACCCAGAACTACGTAGAAAAGTTATTAACGACTTTAAAGAAGTTGTCTATGGAGCAGATAACGAGTTTGGCAAGGGACGTAAGGCGGACCTAATTCTTATGGAAGACAAATCTGCGGGCATCTCGTTAATTCAAGAGCTTAGAGGATCTGGAATACCGGTACAAGGATACAACCCTGGAAGAGCCGATAAAATTCAACGACTTAACATTGTAGCTCCACTTATTGCTAAGGGAAAAATATACCTACCAGAGGACCCAATCAAAAAAGGTGAGTTTGCAGAGTGGTGCAAACGTTTTATACGCCAAGTATGCTCTTTTCCTGAGGCACAGGGCCATGACGACTACGTAGACGCACTATCCCAGGCCCTACGTATTTTAAGGGACCAGGGCTGGTTACAGCTAGATCCGCTGCCAGCACGCGATTATGACTACTCTGACGACATAGCAAGAAAGAAATACGCTAACCCATACGCCCAGTAGGGCGGTTTAAGCATAATTAGCGTATTAGTTAAATTAAGGGCATCTTTGTGCCCACCACATTCCCAATTGCTGATATTTCAGCAAAACATAAAAATACTCTATGGCAAATCCACAAATCCCGATTCAAACAGGCGGTAACTTGCCCGGTCTTGACCGTGAAGAAGATATTCAAGAAGCAACTCAGCAAGAAGCTGACATGCAAGCGTATGAAGATGAGCTAGGATTAGATTCATCTGAAGTTGAAGAAGAAGTAATTGAACTAGAAGATGGTTCAGTGGTTGTAAATTATATAGATAAAGCCAGCCCTTTAAAAAATCCAGAATTTTATGCTAACTTAGCAGAAGAATTTGATGAGGGCGATCTTGATTCATTAGCAACCGAATACCTGGACTACATTGATGTTGACAAAGAAGCACGTTCACAACGTGACAAACAGTACGAAGAGGGTTTACGTCGCACTGGTTTAGGTAAAGATGCTCCTGGTGGGGCGACATTTGATGGTGCGTCTAAAGTAGTGCACCCAGTCATGGCGGAGGCTTGCGTTGATTTTGCGGCGAGTTCAGCAAAAGAAT